CGCCACTTGCTCTTTAGAGAAGCAAGAAACTCGTAGGGGTATCCCGACCAGTGCTGTTATAGACCATCCGTGTCTTCTTTGATGTAACAAGGAACCGTCTCAGGGTCTAACCACTTGGTGTATTCAAAATCTTCTATTGCAGTCAGAAGTTGCATCTGATTGTCTAAAAGATACATATCACGATACCGTTTGGTATATGAGTCTGCTTTTTGAATACGATAGTCTGGCATACCGTTGATTTCTAGGATGCCAGTCTCAACATAACGATAAGGAAAACGTTCGAAAATGACTTTAGTTTGCTGCATCTTCTTCGAAGATAATGCCTTCAGAGTAGAGGTCTGTGTAGAGAGCATCAAGAAGAATTTCGTAGTCGTCGTATGGGTCGTAGGTAAATTCTACACCATTCTCAGAATAAAACTTATAAAGTTTTTTGTAAATCTTCGGATGCTGACGATCCAGATCTAGTTTGTTTTCTACTGCGTCAGTCAGAAGATGAAGATTTTTTTTGAACTTGGTGACAACCGAACTGCGAGACATTGGTTTGATTGATTACTCCGTTATTATAATATGGAAAGAGGGGTCTGGTCAACCCCCCTTGGACAATATTTAGAGTGTCACTTCTTTACTGAGGCAACTGATTTCCTAGGCACCTTGTACTGAAACCGATCACTCAAATCGTAGACCAGTTCATAATTTTCAGTGAGTACATAATAACCAGTAAGATCTTTACCATTGTCTAACCACCCATAACTGATAACCCGTTCATTGACATCACGCAAATCAATTTTCTTATCCGTGTTGAGATAGTGGTTGAAACGTTGGTGAAGGTTGATCATCGGACCTCGAAGTTTAGTTTGCGAACTTTGCGTTTGCGTCGTTCCTCTTGGTATTTTAGGTCAGCATTTGACAATATTGCACTGTTCTTAATATTATCTACAGGATTGAGCAATAGAACTTTAGACAGATCAACAGCAGTGATCTTATCACCTGTGATTGTAGTCATGTTTGAACACCCACATGACTGTGTTTTATTGCTAGCAACCAACTCTGTGTTGCATTCTTTGCATCTTACGGATAACATTTGAGATCATTTAACCTCCTTAATATGGGAAATACTGGATTCGAACCAGTGACTTATTGCTTGTAAGGCAACCACTCTACCGCTGAGTTAATCTCCCTGGAGCGGGTGATCGGACTCGAACCGACGACATTCAGCTTGGAAGGCTGACGTTCTACCACTGAACTACACCCGCAAAAATTTGGTTACTTAAAAAGCAAGTTAATGTATGCTGCTACAACCAAAAGAGTAAGACAGATTTGATTGTAATTCACCAAATAATTTCATATCAAATCATATTATAGCACACTATGCACCAGTCCACATGGTATTGGGATCAAACTTAGGTTTTGCAACCTCTGCCCAATCTTTCTCAAAGATTTCCATGCCTTTATCAGTGAGAATGTGGTTGTACATATCCTCAAAGACTTTAGGTGGCATCGTTACAACCTCAGCACCGTTGTACCAGGAACGAACGGCACGTTGGACACTACGAATAGAAGCAGAAAGAACTTTTGTCTTTACTCCTTGGACTTGATAGAGACTTGCAATAGACCGTACTACTTCAAGTCCTGCGACTGACTGGTCATCGAGTCTTCCCACAAACGGGCTGACATAAGTAGCACCTGCCTTAGCAGCAAGAATTGCCTGAGCAGCAGAGAAGATGAGCGTGACATTTGTTCTGATACCATCCTGAGAAAAATAACGACATGCCATCAAACCATCATGGGTACAAGGAATCTTGATGGTAGCAACATTACCGAACTTTGCACTAAGACGACGACCCTCTTCCAGCATCTCAGTCCAGTTGCCCATGACTTCCATGCTGATGTCTTTGACACCGATCTTTACGATCTCTTGGTAGACTTCTTCTGGATCTTTGCCACTCTTCATAATAAGAGTGGGGTTGGTGGTAACACCATCAACCAGACCAGTATTAAAGTGTCTTGCGATTACTCCCGTGTCGGCAGTATCAAGAAAAATTTTCATGACGAATGTTTTCTCACTTCAGTATTATATAGCTTAATCTCTTTGACGCCAATCATCTGGTTTATCACGATTAAACCAATCTACAATTTCATCAGCACTACCAAACCCCGTTCTGTGATTGGATGGGTCGGGGTCTCCTAGTCCCATCCTATTCATAAAATCATCTAAACTACCCTCCTGCATATTAGGGTTAGCAGCTTGCCGTCTTGCTTTTTTCAATAACTCACGAGCAGTTGTATTTGCTTTACCTAACTTTTCTGCCCAGATCATATCTTCTAGATCTACGTTCTCTCCTAATGCGATTTTTCTGCAGATGCCTTCAAGACGAAGACGATACTGAGTAGATAGCATACTAACCTTCCGATAGATAATGTTCTAGTTGATTAATTCTACTAAATTCTTGGTATGCTGCCTCTGAGCGGATATTGAGAATGTCACGAATGTCATCCATAATAAAAGATGGATCAACATAATCATCCAGATACTTGTCGATTGCTTCTTTCAAGTATCTATATCTGTGCCACTCAGGACTGTAAGGTTTGTAGTCCATAATGTAATCTCATACAAATTTATTTAGACCTATTATAATACTTTATAAACTCATTGAACGTGTATTCAGCAGATTCATATAATCTTGTCATCTTTAAATCTCTTTCTGCTACCTCTGGAGAAACTAAATCTAATCCAGCAATAGTCCAATGCCAAAGACCTATTGCTGCTACACCAAATCTCAGTCCAATTTCGTCATGCCCGACTACTTTATACTTAGATCTTTCAATAATATCTTGTACATGTTTGCTAACAATCTTCTTATCTCTAATCCATCTCCAAAACTTGGTATCAGTTCTACCTCCCTGATAGTGTAGAGAAACAAAATCAGATGTGAGATCATACATTTCAGCAACTCTTTTGTTGTATGATCTTCTATTCTCACTAATATTTACTTCCTGTTTCTGTGGTAACAAAAAATCATCTACAAATAAAATAATTTGTGCGATAGTTGTGTGAATAGAAGTTGCCTGCAATGGTTCCATGAAGGCAGAAGAAACTCCCATAGAGACAACGTTGTTCTTCCATGCACACTCACCCCTACCAGGATCAAATTTGATCGGTTTGAGTGGTGTGATTTTCTTATTGAGATTCTTCTCTACTTCTTCCTGTGCCTGTTCTGGTGTGATGAACTTATCATTATAAACATATCCACAACCCTTTCTGTTCTGTAGGGGAATAGTCCACATCCATCCACTAGACATTGCTGTTGCAGTTGTCCACGGTTCAATCTTTTCACCAGATTCATAGTCTAAGAAAAATGGCAATGCTGAATTCATTGGTAGATGTTTTTTAAACGATCTCCATTTAACACCAACCTCTTTCATCAAGACTCTACGGAATCCAGAACAGTCTATAAACAAATCACCCTCAACTTTTTCACCATTCTTTAATACTAATTTTTCAATGTCTCTAGTTAGTAAGTTCTTTTTCACAGAAGAAACCACAGAGTCTACACACTTGACTCCATCACCCAAACAAATTTTCTTGAAGTATTGTCCAGTCTTGTGTGCATCAAAATGAAGGGCAGAATACTGGTCAAAGTTTTTTCCAGTCTCAAAATCCATTCCTAACTTAGATGCTACATGTATTTTTTCATTCCCATACTTTGCCAAGACATATTTAAAAACAATATCATTAACGTCTGAGGTTGTAATAGTTCCATCAAGTGGAGAGAAGAAATCATATCCCTTCTTGTTCCAATTGATAAAATTAATTCCCATCTTGTTAGATGCGTTTGTATATTTCACAAACGCATCAAAGTCAGTTTCTCTAGGAAAGAAATCCCCTTTTGCAATACCAGTTATTAATCCAGTTCCACTTTCACCAACACCAAGAATACCAATCTTGGATGGTTCAATAACTGTAATGTCATGAGATCTTGGTTGAGAAGAACTAATGTAGTACGCAGTCAACCAACCAGCAGTGCCTCCACCAACGATTACAATTTTCATTTTGTGATTACATTGTATATTAATTATAAGCCACTCGTCGGACTTGAACCGACGACCTACGGTTTACAAAACCGTTGCTCTATCCAGCTGAGCTAGAGTGGCAAGGCTCCTCCACCTGGGCTCGAACCAGGGACATGGTGATTAACAGTCACCCGCTCTACCGACTGAGCTATAGAGGATTACGGACGTTTTTCTAACATGTATTCAACTGTGGTTGCGATGTCATTCATTGCTGTTCTAAGATCTGGTCTTTGACCTGATTCCATCCAGCAAGTAGTACGACGACCGTCAGTTAAAGTCCATCTCCATAGAGACATACTTGAACAATACCACAGTTTAATATTCATGTGCTCCCTTTTCAAAGACATAGTATCTAGGAAAGATGGAGCAACGTCTCAGGAGGGATTCGAACCCCCGACCAACTGCTTAGAAGGCAGATGCTCTATCCTGCTGAGCTACTGAGACAACGGAGAGAGAGGGATTCGAACCCTCGTAGAAGTTACCCCCTAACAGCATTTCCAGTGCTGCTCCTTCAACCACTCGGACACCTCTCCAAGTGATGTGTATATTATATATCAGAATGCCTAGAATGTCAAACGTAGACTAACTTCTTAGCATACTGATAGGCATACTTTGCACGATTGCCTTTAATTCCCCAACCCAACCAGTAATAAGCACCAACCATATACTGATGAATGGGTTGACCATGACCTTCAAACTCAGGCAAAATCTTTTGGAACTGATCTTCGTTAATCATGTAACGAATTTGTCCATCAAGACCACTGGGATCGCATCCATAGTTGCGACAGAACCTACCGAGACCATCATAACGAGCAGTCGTAGTCCATTGAATTAGACCATAACCACCACGATGACACTCATGATAGGGGACAATGGCTCCACCTTCACAGACGTTGGGACGGAAACCAGATTCTTGTTTGATGTTTCCCATGATTGTAGCAAGGGCATTGCGATCAGAGATCTTTGTCCTTGCTTGAAGTTCCTTAAGAACTTTTTTCTCGTTGGGATTACACCCAGGACACTTCCAAGATTTTTGAAGCACCTCAAGTTTTACAACTTCACCTATTGCAGGGGAGGATATCAAATTATCGACCACTGGATAGATACCAACATAAAGAGGTATCAGTGCTAGTGGTGCAAAAATAGATTTAAGCATTGTAATCGAAGTAGTCTTTGCGGTAATACCTGCCGAGGATGTTGCTATTATAATATGCAGGTGTTCCGTCTGTCAAGGATTCTGTCAGAACGTTGTGGGCAAAAAGTTGCTTGGTCTCTTCAAAGTTAACTTTGCCCTGGGTCTTATGTAAACTCAATATTTCTCGTTTGAAAGCAGAGTTCCCCACTTGTTTTCTTTCAGCATTAAGTTCGTCAGAGCTGCCATAGTATTTTTTCCAGTCACTTTCAGACGTAACTTTTCTGTTTCCACCTCTAGGCTTTCTACGTTGCCAGAAGTATTTCCTTCCGATGTACTTCTTCCCGTTGGTGAGATTGGTAATACAGTAAACAAACCCAAAGTAGTCCCCAATACAGCTCCCGTCAAAATCGGACCCGTTATATTGCCAGGGATTTTCATAATCACACATCCATATACTTTAAAAGTTCAGATAGTATTTATCCGAACCTTAGCAAAGGTAGTCTACACAAAAAAAAGCACCCTGTCAAGGGTGCCTTAGAGTTATGTTAGAAGTTGTCAACGATCCATTGCTTGCTTGCGAATGGTGGCAAAGTAGATCTTTTTACCTTCTTCTTTGCCATACTTCTTCTTCATAGAAGCCTTCATGCCAGAGTCATCATACTTCTTCTTTAACTTCTCTTCCTTTGCTTTGTCGGCAGCAGTCATCTCTCTTTCGGTCAAGATGTTTTCGATCTCTTCCTCAGTGAGTTCCATCATGACTTCTTCTGCTTCATCAATAGAGCATACATCATACTCCAGAAGATAGTCCAGAACGATGTCA